AAGGTACTAATTGTTTCTCTATATATTGTGCTAACACAAGTGTATTACCTTCCAGGGTATCTACAAGTTTTGTTATAAATAAATTTCTTAATCTGTGAGTAGAGAGATATTCCATCTCCTCTTGATATGTTCTATTCACCCTATTAGCTTTAACGTGATCCAAAACTATACAAGAAATGTGTAAATTTGATAATTGTTTAGCTTGTATAAGTTTAGTTGTTGTTGTTACTTTCTTACATTTTGCAAACAATCCTTCTAGAACTAATTGATGAACTTCTGTCCCATCTAGTGTTCCAGTAGTACCTACACGATATTGACAATCATGCAATTTTGTCATTATACCTGTCAATGATTTTGCTTTAGCTAAATGACACTCATCAACAAATACAGCACCAAATTGGCTAAAATATTGTCTTGGCATCTTATAAATTGATTGCCATGTTGATATAATAACTTCTTTTGGAGTATTCTTATCGTATCCAGAATATAGTCTATGACAGTGCTCATCAGGAAACCATCCGTAGTCAGCAAAGTCTGTATACATTTGTTCTACTAGTGATGTAGTTGGAACTACTACTAGAACCTTCCTATCGGGCATCAGATCGACATAGTACCGAATCAATGCATATATGACAAATGATTTACCAGAACCAGTAGGAGAAAGAATAAGTCCCCTATCATTATTGATGATATGATGTATCGCATCTAATTGATAATCTCGTACTTTTAAACTCTTAGATATTTTATTAACAAACTTTTTAACTAAATCTTTTTCGACAGTTTTTGGTGGTCGGATTCCTTCTCCGTATTTAATTTTGTGTCCTTGATTCGATAGAAATCTGCGGACATACGGTAGTAATCCCAAATATATCTTACCAGTAGCAGGACTGAATAAACGTATACGACCATCCCACATACGATTTCGCACCGACGGCATAAACTTTGCATTTGGAACCTCGAAGGTAAAAAACTCCGAAAGTTCTTTACCAACCGACGGCTCGCATTTAATCCGTAGATATACTTCATTAAATTTTTCAAGTTCTACTTCCATAAGGGCCCACAAAACCATCCAACAAGTGCTTTTCTAATACCTTTAGTTACTGGTAAAACTCTATGATAGCACTCTGAATGGAAAAATAATATATCTCCCGTATTTCCTTTAAATGTTTTAATCTCACTATACTGATTAGGACCACCCAATTCTAATTCAAACTCTCCACCCGAATATTCTTCAGGATCATTTAAGAACATTGACATACTAAATTTTCTAATGGTTCCTTCTATAGGTGGTCTAGCATCTACGTGCCAATTAAAAAAATGTCCTTCAGTATATACTGTATACTGCAAATGCTCTACTATTCTTATATCATACTTAAACACATCATTCAATGGCTTAAATAATTTACCAACCTGCTGACACATATCAGAATTAGTTATCCAACTCAATTTACAATTTCTTGAACCATAGACTGGCTTCCCTTTAGCTCCTACAATTTCTGCATCTACTAAGTTTAAAGATTCGCCTTCCTTTATAATAGCATCTACAAATTTAGTTGGGTCACCATAATCTTTTGGAGTTACATATACATATCTATCGCCTTGACTAATCTCCATGTAGAAATTTCTTCCACTCTATAGTATTACGAATAGTCCAATTGCGATTATTAATTTCTCTTAAAACTCGTTCAGTATAATCTACCATCTTTTCTATATAAGCTTCCTTCTGTCCTATTTCTTGATACTCTGGATCAGAGTCGATATAGATACCAACATCTGTCTTGAGTATTTTTAGATCAAAAGGTTTTGCTTGATATACTTCCGGAGCTGCTTTACCCGTATAATATTCCCACTTATTTCGATACAATACCTTTCTTTCATCTCTAACCTGCTTTAATTGCAAGCAAGATTTGGTATATATCTTTAAGTACTTATTGTGAACTTGAGGGGTTCTGATACTTTCTAAATCTAATTCAGTATCATCAATTTTCAAATCAACATCTGCCATATCTTGTAATTCATCAAATCTCATAATATTTTTCCAAAAAGAAAGGAGTTAGCCAGAGCCAACCACCCATCGTTAAATCAACTATATTTGCTTCTACAAAATTCTGCACACTCAAACTTGTAAGAAGATTAAATTTTATCGGGCTGTCTTAACTACTCCTTTCAATAATTATTTATACATTACTAAAGTCATAACATGAATATGTAAAGGTTACATCTGCGGTTAAATATGTAGTATCAGTATCTTGTGTTGTATAAATCAATCCACTTAATCCTGTAGGAAATGCATCATGTATATTACATCTCAAAACTGGATTATTTTTACTGCTAAGTATAGTAATAGTAATTTCACTATATAAATCCATTTCACCACCACGTTTCAAGTTATCAACTCTATCCTTAGCTTTAAATTGTGTGTGTGATTTTGGAAATCCAATATTTACCATCCATTCAAATATCTCTTGATAATTTTTTAATTCTTCATCTACCATAAACGTCATGGTAAAATCTTCAAAGGTCATCGTATCTCCAACTGTAGGTCTATCTATAAACGGAGTAGCCATTGCAGCTACACCTAATCCTACACCCGGCACATTTACCGATGTAGTAAAATATTCAGTTAATGGAAAAATTCCTAACGTAACCTTAAATTGGCTATTTTGAGCATAATCAAAAGCATCAGGTTGTCTCCGTAAAGAGTCAATAGTTGCCATTATTATGAATAGTAAGCAACTTTAACTAACAAAACTTCAGCATGAGCTGCAAAGATTTCGTCTAGTGGAGCTTTATCCAAGAATTCTGAGGCTCCACCTCCAATTGTAAATGTTCCTATTAATACATTCGCACTAGTTTCTAAAGATACAAGACGTTCAGTAGTTCCTGAATTATGTACCCGCACTAATGTAGCTGAACCAACATTTGATCCGTTAGTTGTCGAAACACCTGCTGCAGCTTCCGAACCTTTTAATTTAAGTTTCATTATTAATACTCCGTGAATATGTTTTAACTATTTATAATAACTTGAACACAAAAAAAGACCTCCCCGAAGGGAGGTCATCAAAATTACATCCTGTAATTATTATTATATTGAATGTAAATCTTACATAAGATTCACGACTTCAACTCGACGGTAGTAAGCGTTACTATCGTCAGATAACGATGTAAACGGGTTCACTACGATTCCGTAACGAGTCTTAAAGCCGATCTTCGGCTGGAAGGTCTGTTCCCCAACGGCACGAACCATCTGCAACGGAACGTATGGGCAATAGAAAATACCAGCATCATAAGGACTTGTGCCCTTATAACCAACAACATAAAACTTATTAGCTAACGTGTTGTTCGCATACGGATCAACATAAACTTTCATGCGGCCGTTAAGAACACCGGCGAATGTATTGCCTGTGTCATCAACTGTAAGGTTATCAGAAAGGTTAGAACCTGTATCCAATAGCCCAGCCATCGAAAGAGCAGAAGCAACATCAGAGGCGCAGATAATTACATTACCTTTACCACGTCGTGTGTCCTGTGCAATCGCATTAGCATCACGCTCGATCTGGAACATAAGACCTTTAAATTTCTCAACAGACCAACGACCGTTGGAATCTGTATCGAGATCAAACTTACCAGGATCAGCAACATTAGTTGAGGCACCTTTCTTAGCAGCCACGTAGATCGTTCGCACGACTTCGCGGTTAATTTCTGCAAGAATTTCTGTAGACAGAATGTTAGCAAGTTCTGTTTCAGCATCCAAACCATGAATGGCTTTAAGATCCTGAGCTAGTTCCATTGTGTACTCAGCTTTGAGCGCTCGTGACTTTGCAGTTACTGACGTTTTATCAATGCTGAATGCCATCTCTGCGAAAGCATTAGTAGAAGCATCACCGAGACGCTCTCCCCATGCTGTCGATCCACCAACACCTGTTGTATATGAAGATGTATCTTCAAGTACGTCAGTGCCAGCGTGAGCTGTTGCGGAACCGCCACCGGTTGTTACGCCAGCTGGCGGACTAGCTGTTGTATCCCAACCCCTACTAGAATGATCCGTGTCGGCCTCACCATGTAGAGCTTCGGTTCCAGCTTGTGTTGCATAATGCGACTTCAATGCAAAGATAAGACCTGTGGGGCCGGACATCGGCTGTACACCACAAATATCATATGCAATCAAGTTAGGCATCGCCCGACGGATTAGTGAAATTAGGATCGGATCCCAATTATCAACCGAACCACCGGTTGCGTTTGTAGGAGCTGCCTCTGTCAAGAACGCACGGTCCTCTGACATAGACTTCTCTTGGTTTTCCAGAATAACAGTTGTGACTGCCCGCTTATAAGCATCCTTAATCTCTGGGAGATCAGGATGATCTAATACTGGCGCCCACTTTTCCTGTAGCTGTTCTGCGTTGAACATTTTAGTATATCTCCTTCTTTTAATTTATAATATTAGTATTTATAAAAATAGTTATTTCTGCGCTCTTGATTCACCTTTAGAGATTGCAGACATATAAGCAGCCATCTGATTACTTAAATTACCTTGCTCTACATACGTTGGCGCTGCCTCAACTTCGTCTTCCTTTACAGTCCGAGCAAAATAGCTTGATTTGATTGTATCAAGTTTCTGACGATAATCGTCCGAATCTTCATACTCAACATTTTCTGCGAGTCCGACAAATTTTTCCACTTCTGTATCTGTTAGATCAGAAGCAACATCTACGAGAATTTCACCTTTCTCCAACTCAGCGACTTTACCTGACATCTTAATATTCTTTTCAATCTGCTCATTCAACTTAGCTTCCATTTCGTCAGCCTGTGTTGCAGCAGCATCAAGAATATCATACTTCTCATCAGGCACAGTAATATTGTGCTCTTCAAAAAGTCCTTTGAGACCTGTGATAAAATTCTCAGTAATTTCTGTTTTGAGTTTATGCTCAATAGCGACTTCGTTCTGCTTCATCCACTCTTCCACAACATAACCGAGATAAGCGTCAACTTTCTCAGATGTTCCTTCTGTAGCTTTTGCAACCTCTTCCGTCATTTTCTCAGCATACTCAGTTTCGATCTTTTCAATTTCTAGACGAACCTTAGATTTAACAGCTGCTTCAAAAATAGTTGCAGCCTTCTCTTTAAATTCTTCGGAAAGATCCTCTCCCGCTATAAGGGCTTCAACATCTTCTTTCACCGAAATATTTTTGATCTTTTCTTCGATTTCTTTCTTAGCAATTTCTAGTTCTTCAAGCTCTTTGTCCTTATTGGCTTCATCAATTTCTGCATCCGTTTTAATGGCTGCATGAATTCTCTCAGAAACACCTTTAAGATCAGTTGCTTTCATTTTAGAAAGGCCTTCTAAAGCTTTTGTAAGATCCTCAAGCATTTTAGCTTTGGTCATTTTAGCTTCCTCTAATTGTTCCCCTTCTTGATCCGAATTACCTTGAGAAACCTCAGACTCATCAGAAGCCTCAACTGCTTCTTCAGTAGTTTCTTCAACTGCTTCGGTCTCATCAAGTTCTACGATTTCTTTTTCCATCGCAGCAGTTTCTACTGTAGTAAGTTCAGTATCAAGAAGTTCTTCCAATTCTTGGTTTAACTCCGTATTTTCAACTGTCATTTGGATAAACTCCTATAATATTCGTTTTTATTATTTATAATATTTATAATTTTGAAAGAAAATCTGCGAAAATTTTAGCTTGTTGATCAGCTCGATTACTACTTTTTCGATCTAATTCAGCCTTCCATTCGGCAATGTCAACTTCCTTAACTATACCATTGTCCCAAACCCACTCTTTTCCTTCCATAATACCTTCAACGAAAGCATTAGGTGCAGAAGGATCTGCAACGATATCGGCAGCTGTTGCTAAATAAAAATCTTTTTTAACAACTTGCGCACCGCCCTTAGGCTCTAAAGAACCCATTCCCCGAGATGAAACTCCAAGTCTGGCTCCTTCATCTATTAGATTTTTTACAATCTTACCATAAGGAGTATCCATAATTTTAGCTTCTCCAACGAAATTTTTTCCGTCAGGATAAAGATCCGTAATCATGTGTGATACTCTTTCAAGATTAACTGTAGGACCATCTGGATGACCTAACTCACCAAATGCCCTCTTTTTCTGAATAAACTCTTTATTGTATCTTCCGACTTCTTTTTCAAGAATAGCCATAGGATATACCCTACCATTACGATTTTTTACATCAGCTTGAAGAAAAGTACCTTTAATTTTATAACTTTTTTCCTTACCACCTGCTTCAGTAATATACTCAATATTCTCCATCGTTTCTGATATGAGTTTCATATTATTATTCTCCTTCTACTTCTGCAGGATCTCCTGTGATCCCAGTATCTTGTCCCGGATTAGGTTCAGGCGGTTGAAACATATTACCTGCCATAGTTAATTTATGAACGGACAATGCATCTTGTTTTTTCAATTGCATTACCTGATCAAAACTTTTTTGCGCAGCAACATTATCACCACCTGCTATTGCATCTATTACATCTTTCAAATCTGCATCCGAAGACGCTTGTGTTTCATTAGCCATATTGTTTTCTCTCCACTATTTATAAAAATGAGTCCTCGTCTTCTCCCCCATCTTTTTTTTCTTTTTCAATTTGGGCGTCAAGTTCTATAATTTCCCGTTCTGATTGTTGTAAAACATTTCTCCTAACCCATTCATGCGAGTAATATTTACCTATATAATCTCCAATCATATCTAATTTCTCAATTCGATCACCAAGAACTTCTTGATCCCGCAATTCAGAAAAATGATTATCCATTATCCAATCAAACATAACTGCTTCTTTCATCTCTTCCCAATCTTCAGGAGTAATAATACCTTTAAGAATTAATTGAACCCTAAGAACTTCTAGAAATATTGTTGAAAATTTCTTCCGAAGTTTCTGTATAAATTTTGTAAATTTAACTTCATCTCTAGTGATTTCTGTTGATCTTCCTAAACTAAAACCTTGTTCTGATTCCATTCTAGAAACAGGAACATTTAGTGAGCGATAAAGCTTACTCTGAAAATACTTAATATCTTCTAGCTCTCCAAGATTTTGTCCTCCAGGTAAAGTTGTGATCTCTGTACCTCTACCACCCTCTCTACGAGGTAACCAAAAATCTTCAAGCATGGACATCTTATTGCGATCATCCTTTACTTCGCCACTACTAGCATCGTAAACTAATTTATTACGATACCGATTCATAATATCTTTTAAGTATTGTTCTGCTTTAGCTTTTGGTAAATTACCAACATCAATGTAGAAAATTCTACGTTCTGGTGCCCGAGAAATACGATAGATAACTACCGCATCTTCAATCATTCTTAATTGATTAACGGGTTTAATTGCTTTGTGTAAATAAGAATAAACTTGATTACTAGTAGGTTCATATAAACCAGATGTGATATACACAATAGAATCCGCTTCTATTTGTAATCCCTGACCAGCAGTTTTGTGTCCAGAAAAACCGGCATAAATTCCTTCTTCGTTGTACAAAAAATACTCTTTAACCTTTTTAACTAGACTACCACCTGTCGAAGTACTTCCTTTTTGAATCTCCCTTACTTTTCTAATACTTTTAGGATCAATATAGCGTAACTCTACGACACCCTTTTTCGGATCATTCTCGTCAACCATCTTATGAAAATAAATTCTACCATCTATATACCATCTCTTGAAAATTTCATGCGCTCTCTGATTCCAATGCAACATTTTTAAAATGTGCAAAAATTCGGAATGAATCTTTTTCTTAATGGAATCAGAAAAGTTAAGATAGTCTAGTGATATAGAAACAGAAGGTTGATTTTCGGAGGATACAATTGCCTCATTGACAATATCCTCAATAGCTTGATCACATTCTGGGTGTTCAGCTGTCTGCCTATACTTCTTTACTAGATCAAAATCATTCTTCGGAACAGTTTCACCAGTACCTACATATGCACCGAAAAAACCAGAAGCTGCTCCAATATCTAAAGACCCGTCATCGGGCGAAGGAGCAACAAAGCTTTTCGCCTCGCTCTTCTTCGCCCGACCGATCGTAAAACCAAATAATTCTGCCATAGTATAACTATTTATATCAATTCAAAAATAACTTTTACTTATCGAAATATTACCTTTACGTTGAGGGTGCCGATAGTGTTCTGCCAGAAGCTCTTCCGGATCCCTTACCACCGATTGTCATATAATTGAATCGCAATGTAACTGCGAATTCTAACAATGCATCGTTAGCATCATATGCCAAATCAGGTCCTGCCACGTTTTGCGGCCAAACATCATAGAGATAATATGTTCTTAACACATTATCATTTCGATCCATCTGTTGTACTGATGCATTAGCATAATACATCGACGGTTTCTGACCTATCTGTGAACGATCTGTTACAATACCAATATCACCAAGATGATTCTGCCAAATTTCAAATCCGGCTCTCATTCTTTGGTCCCTGTCACTCCAAATTGCTACAGTCCAGGGATCATAAGTACGATCACCGGCTACAAAAATTTGACGACCTCGGTAAGGAATCATAACTTCACCTATATTCAAAGCAGGAACTGTTGTACCTTTACACATGAATACAAAGTCTTGGCCAAGGGCGACCGTAACGTCACTGGGAGCACCAGTTATAGTAACTTGAAACTGGTTACCTCTTGTGCCGCCTTCTCGTAATGCCCCAATAAACTCATTTAGGTTTGCCATTTTCTCTTATTCTCCTATCTTTATGAAATGATTTCACTAAACTCTACACCGGTTCTAGCTGCTACGAATGTTAGTGTGATAAAGTTAATTGAGCGAGCAGGTTTGATATAGATGTCAGCCCTAAACTCATTACTGTCAATTACTTGACCTGTATTATTTGTTTCGTCACAAACAACCAAGAAGTCAGTAATACCCCTGCGACCTTGAACATCTCGCAAAAAAGGCTCTACCATACCGATAAATTGTGCTCTTGTAAAGTCATCATTGAATTCAAACAATATTGACCGTGCGGCCGTCTTAACAACGGACTCAACAGTATTAAAAAGTCTGCGAACATTAATGCGACTAAAAGCACTATTAGAAGATAATGCTGTTTTATCTCCCCAAAGAACTGTACCTTCACCAGGAAAACTGGCTACAGGATTAATTCTATTTCGATATAAGGTATCTCTCTGTGATTGTGTTGGGTTAAATGCCAATCCAACAGAAGCACGAATCTGACCACGATTCAAGCCACCCGGGCTCCACCATGGATCGTTTTCGTTATCTGTTGCGGCGCAAGCACCAGCGACATCAGCGTTGAGTGGAACCCAACGAAATACATCATTGTACTTATCATACATCTTTTTATAACCACTATCAAATACTGCATAAGATGTACTAGGTAGATTCAAAAAGAAACTACGAACATTGTTCAACTGCGTGTTTGAATTTGTAACATTAACAACATCAGCTCTCTCTGGCGAAATAAAGACCATTAAATCTTTACGTTTTTCAGCGATATCTATTAAGTTTGTTGCGTGTGTTGCATCTCCAGGTCCACCAAAAATCAAACTAACGTCAATAGTATCATCATCCATTAATTCATAAGCACTTAATTTCTCACCATTTGTTGGTGCATAATCATCAGTACCACCCGCAAGTGATTCTGAACTACTGATGGAAACATCTGTGAATGTTGTTCCTCCGGCGGCATAACCCCAATTGGTTCCTGCGGGCAGGTGATCCATCCAATAAATGTATTCAGATGAACGATGCATAACATCAACATAATAGTTTACATCTCCTGAGTCTGTTCGTGCATCAGCGGCTTTAGATACAAATGCCCATTTCTCTAGAATTGTTCCAGCTGTTCCTGTTAATCCACCATCTTCATCTAATACGATGATATGCATTTGATCGCCAACTCCACTTCGATCTGATGCGAAAGTTGATGTTCCTGGAGCACCAGCAAATTCTTCATAATATCTCCAGCGTCGTGTGATATTAGAATCATCGGTCACGGCAGCTGCCAAACCTTTTGTTGAAAATACTCCAAACTGTTTGAATGTTACTAAGTTGGAACTGGTATCTACTGCTGTAACGATATACTCAACTCCTTCATGACCTGTAACTGGTACTAGTCCAACGGTGTCAGATGTAAAAGATATGATATCATTTACGTTGAGTGTATAACCAGATAAATCAGCGTCATCAACCGTAATAGATAAATCACCTTCTACGGCTGCAGCATCATTCACTAGGTTATTTGTACCCATGTGAAGTTCATAAGCTGTAGCACTTGGACATAATCCAACTGAAATATTATTTCCCCATGTGCCTGCGGATCGTGCGACCCACTCTCCAACTGCACCTGAACCATCGGCATATGTATTATACCAATAATCCGAATTTTTTACTAGAAGGCCTGTTCCTACTCCTGCTCCAACACCAGCAGTTGCATTAAGATGTCCACTATTAACACGAACAACTCTTAATACACTTGCATACTTCAAAAATGAAGCTGCTGAAAAGAACCATTCAAATGTACTGCCATTAGGCTTACCAAAAGTCTCAACTAATTGAGTTTCATTTGAAATAGTAACAATTTCTTCTACGGGACCTTTTTCTGCGACAATAGCCACACCCCCAATACTTGTAGATTCTCCTACTAGAATATTGGTAAGATCCTTTTCCTGTACTTGAACGCCCGGCGAAACGAGTGTTGCCATTTTATTTCTCTCCTATAAAAGTATAATCACGGGATATAATCACTATTTTCTTTATACAGTTATTTATAATTTTATCGATTTTAAGAAACTAAAGTCTTTTTTATAATAAATAGTTTTATGAAAAATGAATTTTATGAAAAATATAAACAGACCATATTAAAAAGTAAACAGAATGGTCGTGATAGTAGAAAGATTTGGTTGATAAATTCTTTCGATACTCTATTTTGTGGTGTATGTGGTGAAGCTGAAAATGTGTGCTTACGATACTATCCTAATCATAAAGAAATATATAATCTAAATCAAAAGTATGGATTACAAAGTGATAAGAGAACATATATTGATAGACTCATTAATAATAGCAAAGTCTTATGTGCTAATTGTGTTGAAAAAACAAAATATGATATTATAAACTACCAGTAGCTGGGCCCCATTTTAGTTGGTGTCCACAAATCTCCATCAACATCTACAAACGGTGCATCATCAGCCATAGAGATGCCATCATCTACAAAACCAAAAGGAGCCATATCTTCTTCAATCATTTTCTGTTGGCTTTGATATAGTCGTTTTCTGATATCATCATCTGTTAATTCTTTGAAATAATTTTGATTAGTAAGCCAAGCATATAATACTAAACACATTACTAAATCATCTGTAGCTCCATCTTCAGCTTCATAAGATGATCCTTTAGCTACAAAATTAGAAAGTTCTACGATAATATCAAAATCATTAATAATTAATTTATCACTTTCTATCATCTGTTTCAAATTAGAACATCCTATCTTCTTTACTGCTTTAGTTGTTCTTACTCCTAAATCAGTAGCCTTGTCACCAAATCCACTACCAACAACTTGACCTAATCGACCTCTCATTTGTGTCATTATAATATTTTCATATTCTAAATCGTAATGTAAAGCATCTGCAATCTGTCCACCAATATCATTTACTTCAACTAATACTTGTGCTAGATTATAGCTTGTAGCGACTCTGTGAACTAACTCAGGGAGGGCTAGCGGCTTTATTTCATTGTTTCTATACTTTGCTACTAGTCTATACGGAACCTCTCCTATATCTAATATAACGAACGCTGAGTAGTCGTGTGATCCCCCTCTAGCCACATCTACTGTTATACAATAGTTATGATGTTTTGTAGGACGTTCATATATATCTAACCCTGCATTAGATTCTATTGCATCTATTGTAGGAATAACTTGCAACTTTGTTGGACTAATTAAAGTATCAATTGATCCTAAAAATGAACACTCAAACTCCTGTAGAAACTGTTGTTCTGAAGTATTTTGTATAGTTTGTTCTTTCCAAGCCTCATCCCTACCTGGTACTTCAGTCCAATGTACTTCAATAGGCACAAATGTATTTTTTTCGTTTACTGCATCCTGCCACAATTTATAAAACATATTCATGCCGTGTGGGGTTGATACAATAATTACTTTAGAAGTTTGTCCTGCAGTAATCGTCGGATATACAGAACTAAAAAACTGTTCAGCAATGTTTGAAGGAACAAACGCAAACTCATCAAGAAAAATAAGATTATAACTTCCACCTCGGACAGCAGATGCCGAAGTCGAACTTGCAAGAATTTTAGATCCATTTTCCAGTTCAAGACTTCCCTTGTTCCAGTTGATAACCCCCTGTTGCATCCATTCAGGCAAATGTTCATATGCTAATTGAAATCTTCCTAGTAAATCTCTAGCCGTCTGTGCTTTGTTTGCAAGAATAGCTACACTAACAGTTTCATTGAATATTAAATAATGAACTAGATATGCCAATAAAATTGTAGACTTACCAGATTGACGGGGTAACTTACATATAGTAAAACGATTGTTATGAAATGTACCTATCATATCTCGTTGAAATGGATAGAGTCTAAAAGGAATCAAACCCTCATCAATACTAACAATCTTTACATAATTTTCTATGAAGTAACCAGGATTTTTAGAACACTTAATAAATTCAGCAACCTCAGCTTCTGAAAAAGAAAGTTCTTGTCCAGCGGCTTTTAAATTTGGATTGCCTTTATATACTGAACTAAATTGCTGTGCCATTTTGATCTTTCAATAACTTTTGAAGTTCTTTAGTCGATCCTATAAACAATGCATTCGTAACACTTTTT